GTGAGGAATGTGCCGTTCTACCGCCTGGCCCAGTGATGAACTGGCTGGTAATTGAAAGGATTATAACTGGAAGCATAAGAGAACATGGTGTCCCCTGCATACATCGAATTGGCATTGCAGGTGGTTGTATTAGAAGGGAAATTTCAGAATTGAATTTTATTTTACCCGCAATTTTACCCGTCCTGGCGGTTCAGGAGCTTTTGTTTGAACTCGCAGTGTTCACTATATAGCCAGCGTGCGCGGCCGTGGATGAGCTTGCTTTTTGGCAGGGTGCCGTCTTTGATTCGGTCATAGATGAAGGTCTTTCCGAAACCAGTATCTGCCATGATGAATTTCAGATCAACCAGTGAATCGGGCTGTAATTGGTGTTGCATGGGTTTCATCTCCGGTTTGGAAATCGAACCTGGAAGCCAGGCAAAAAGAAGCCCGGCTAACCGGGCAAATGGGGGATAACGTGGCAGTGCTTTCGCACCCAATAGCCAGCTCATAACTGGCTATCAGTTGCGTCATTCTTGCTGTTTAACTGTGTAATTCCCGTTCGGCTTAACGCCCACTGAAAAGTAGGTGCCACCAGTAATGCCGATTCCCCACACATCGCTCGTACCATCATCATGCCTCTTCTCGCTGATGAACTTGCGCAATGCGGCGATGGCGTTCTCAATATCCAGCGTTGAGTTAACCGTCATAGTGATGCGCATAATCTCTCCTCATGCCGCCCGCATAGCGCGGAGGCGTTTTAAGTGTTCTGCTGTTTCAAGTTCGGCGCGTATCTGTGCCGCCTCGTGTGGGTCGAGGTGTTCGAAATCGTTTGTGAAGCGGTCTATTGAATCGGTGTTGACCCGGCCCTGTCGCCAGTAGCGGACTATCTGTGATGTGACGGAATGGATTATTACCGGCCACCCATGCTGGTCAGCGTATATCTGACCCCGTTGAATTAGCTGGAACATTGGCTGGCATCTCGAATGGGTTAAAGTTGACCATCAACCAGGCCACGGATAGAAGTTCAGGTGACGCTTTGGTTAATACATCAAGAAGTAGTCTTTTCTCAGCCAGGTAAACTTTGGCGAATGACTGGTCATGCATTAAAACGCTTGAGCAGTTGCTGATGATATCGGCTACCTTGATGTTTTGAATCCAACTCGGCTGCTTTGCCAGCCGCTCACGGCTAAGACGCTTTCTCTCTTCCCGCGTACCGGTTTCAAGGTCTGATAGCGCTTCAACCCCGATGCGCACATGCTTGCCGAATCTCTTCTCGATTTCTTCCGGGCTAACACCTTGATCCTCTATCGAATCGTGAAGCCATGCCACAGCCAGAACTATTCCGCTCGTAAGCTCTACCGAGCCTACGATTCCAGCGACTTCTGAAAGGTGGTTAAAGTACGGATTGCCAGTAAACTTGCGCTTCTGGTCTTTATGCACCTGCATGGCGAAAACCATAGCCTCAATAACCATATTCCCCATCACATCCTCCCAATCTTCTTACGCAATTCCATATCGCTCTGGCATCCTACGCACATCGTGCATCCCGGATACGCTTTCCGGCGCTCGTTACTGATGCGATCACCGCATTCCTCACAGTGCGTTGCTGATACTGCTGAGTGGTTGAGTCTGTGAGCCTGAATAGCATGGTCGCGCATCATCTCTTCGAGAGCGCTGGCCTGATCGATGATTTCTGATGTCATACCACCGCTCCTTTCACTGCGAGGAATGTTCCCATAGCTTTATCCACCATCTTGCTGTTGTGGTATTTGCTGATAGCCCAGGTGATGGCGTATAGAATCCAACAAAAGTGGTGTGAGTACGATTTATAGGTGATGTCAGCACATAACTCCCATACATCAACGCAATCAGGCCAATCGGCATCATAAACAGCTTGGTATGCCAGCATGTCATTCCCGAAATCCTCACGGCACAGGTCGCGAACAATCTCTCGGATTCTGGCCTTATCGCTGTCTGGTTCGTCGCTTTCATCGTCCCAGTCCACATCCGGCTCGCTTTCTTCGTCATCCTCCTCGAAGTACGAGCTCAGCCACTCACGCAGAGAGCTGCAAAATTCGTCATGGTCATATTCCTGCGCCAAGAATGAATATGCTGAACGGCCCGCGCCAGCTTCCAGCTTCTCCGACCAATAACCGGTATTGATTTCACCCGTCCAGCCACCGAAGAATCTGAACATGTCGTGGGTACGGCTGAATGTCCATGTTCCCATATCGCCAGTTACCGTCAGGTATCCAGGCCAGGTGATAATGTCGTAGTAATAACAACTAGTACCAGTCTCCTTCATGCGCAGGTGACGATAAACACCATCGTCACGGATTACATCGAGGCGGTGGTGAGCGGCGTCTAGCAGAAAGCGGGTATCAGTTTCAAATTTGCGTAACTTGCTCATAGTCAGTGCTCCATGAACTGTCGGTTAATTCGGTTGAAGGTGAACGCGAGAAAATAAAAAGGCCTACATAGCGACCTTGTGGTTCGTTTGGTTAGCGTCATGATTCGACTCCGTATCGACCTTGCATGCGACCGATGCTGCTAACGAATGCCACCAGGCTTATACCCAGAGGCTCAATTTTCTGATGATGCTTCTTGATGATTGGCGGCACTACTGCATTCCATTTCGGCTTAGGCCTGCATTTCATTGCCTGCTAAATTTCTGCCACGCATTTACGTCCCTGTGCGCGTACTGCGTTGTCTTGCTCTGGCGTCATGCGGCCTCCGTCGTCTTTTTGAAGGAGTGAGCAATTCTCGCAGAAGCGATTGTTACGTAATCAGGGTTCAGGTCGATGCCGATGAAGTTAAAGCCTTCCTCGATAGATGCCCGTCCAGTGCTACCACTCCCCATCCACGGATCAAGCACGGTACCGCCAGGCGGAGTAATCAGCCTGCATAGATAGCTCATCAGGGCGATCGGCTTAACGGTAGGGTGATTGTTCTTAGCGCCATTGGTGCGCCCGGCTCCGGCGCGCGGATCGTTAATGCCGACACTTCCTTCTTTGCGTCCGCCGGTCATGTCGCTGGCTGACGTCGAAATGAACCTATCGAGGCCTTCGTCGCGCTCCTTCGGTTTCACCTTGGCGCAGTAGAAGAACCTGGCGGCGCTCTTGCTGCTATCAATACGTGGAGTTGACTCGTGCCGCCGGTCCATTTGTCCGTAGCAATTCGCCGATCCCATTTTCGAGCTGGGCTCATTACCGGTAAGCGCTCCTTGCTGGCCTTTTGCATCAGGAAATGCTGACACGACAGCATCACTTCCGTCGTGAATGATGTTTGCTGGCCAGCGTCCATCTGGTGCCTGCTCGTAATCAGCAACAGGTTCGGTACCGTCACGCTGATGTGAAAGCAGGACTCCAGCGCCACCGCTAAGCGACTCATCAGTTGTTATCCTGCAGGCGTCGATATTGATTGCGCCGGTACCATGCTCGGTCATGTTGGCGGACACCGTCTTTTTGAATGGCTTTCGCGCCATGACGATCGGTTCGTGCGCAGGCTTTAGAGCCGTTCCCCAGCCATCAAAATCACCATCAAGGTTATGAGACTTGGGAAAGCCGCTGCCATAAATCCAAAGGATTTGGTCCCTGATTTCGAACCCTGCATCCTCAACGTTAACGACAAGTCGGTGATAGGTGCGGGAGCCACCGAAAGCCAGCAGGTGTCCGCCCGGTTTAAGAACGCGCAGGCATTCCTGCCACTGCTCAACAGTCGGGACGTCGTAATCCCATTTGTGGTTCATGAAGCTCAGCCCGTACGGCGGATCCGTCACGATAGAGTCAACGGAATTATCAGGCAGAGTTTTCATAACGTCCTCACAACGCCCGACGTGAAGTTGATAGGTCATGCGTCCTCCGGTTTATGCTTATCCCATCCATTCTGCTCAATATTCACCTTCAGCCGCTTATCTCCTACCTCTTCGATACTCCGACCGGTAATCTCTGCTACTTCTGCGTTGGTGTAGCGCATGAGTGCAGCCAATTCACATGCAGTCCATTCACGCATAGTTAGTCCTCCGGAGCGGGCCAGTGAGTTGCGTTTGCTTCTGACTGAATAAATGGAGCGACCGGTTGCTGTTGCTATTTCTTCCACTGAGAATCGACCGAACAGATATAGCTCGGCTGCCGTCCATGGCTTACCGGTCATCCTGCTGATAAGTGGTGCGCCGATACGTGATGCCTGGCGAGCGATTGCCGATTCGGAACGCTCGAGTTTTTCCGCGATAACCTGAACCGGCATAGTTCTGCCAACTTCATGCAGGAACAGGTTTTCCCACGGTTGCCAAAGTTCGCTCATCGCTACCTCCATTGCTCACCGAATGTAAAGCCGATCTCCGCCAGCGCCTCGTCCATCTTGTCGACGAACTCCGGCACCATTTCGTTGAAATCGGTCATGTACTGTGGATCCCGCTCAATGACGACGTGGTGAATGCCTTCTCGCTTCATGCGCGGGTCGTAGTTGGCAAAGAACCAGGCGTCTTTTCCGGTAACCCACATGCTGTACTGCACCTGGGCCATGTACTCTGACTTAATGGCTTCGAAACCGCCGAGGCGGAATTTCATGAAGTCGCGGGAGGTGAAAGGGCATTTTAGCTCGAGGCCGAAATCGTTACTGCAAAGGCCGTCAGGGGAGCACGCGGTGCGCATGCTCTCGTCACGGAACAGTATCGGAGACTCCGTGACTTTCACATCAGTAGTGAATTCGAAGAGAGTGCGGGCGTCTTCCTCGTACTGCTTGCCCCAGGCCAGCGCCTTAGCATTAACCTCTGGAGCAACTCCGGTACACACCTCGGCGAGCAAGGTGTGGAAGTAGGACATCTTCATGCCCGTCCATTTGGTGCCGGAGCGCGGCTTGGAAATTACGTTGTGTACTTCAGAGGCAGTGATAACGCCGAGCCTTAATTTGGCCCATGCTTCATCACCTTGCTCTACGGTGGACACATCAATTCCGGTCCGGGCAAGGATAATTTCTGGTGTCATAGTTTTACCCTGTATACGTTCTGCTTATTTGAACGGGTACCATCGTGAAACCATATCGCGCACCTGGTGACTTCTATCCATTTACGCCGCTCAAGCTCGGCGATGAACCATGAAACGCGGGACTTTGTAATGCCTAAAATCTTTGCCATGTCGCGAATGCTGTGTTTTCCGCTTCGCAACAGTGAAAGGAGGGAAGGTGTCATGCTGCCGCCTTTTGCCTGAGGAACCCGAGAGCCTTAACACCTTCCAGTTCTGTCAGGTCGGATGGCTGCGAGATAGGGCGTTTGAATATGCGTGAGCAGAGAGGGAGGAGATCGTCATCCCATGTCTTATCCAAAGAGACGAGCAGATCGTTAATCTCTTTCTGCGTTGCTTCACTAAGCGGCGTTATATCGCGCTCTGGCTGACGCTCTGCTGCAAAGTTGATACCTTCTTCGCCCTCGGTGTTAACGTGGTCGATGGCGGCATCCAGGCGCTCACGGCGCGGCCAGTATTTTGCTGCCTGCTTCACGACCGTCTTGAGAATCATCTGCTCTTCATCGGTGACCCATGGACACTTCTTGCTGTTGTCAGATTTGTACTTCTTCCATGCTTCAGACCGGTCACGGATGGAGTAGATGGCATCGATACGCATCGTGTGAGTGAGGTAATCACCATCGTCAGTTTTTACCGTTACATACGCGCCTACGATGTCCCCGCGCTGTTCTTCAGTATCGAAGTCGTTGTAGATGTGGATCGGCGGCTTATCGAGCCCCTCCCGGCGGAACTGATCGTTTCTGCGAACAATTGCCGACTGGCACCACTTAATGGCGCCAGACTGCTGCGCAATATGCATCAGCCCCATGTAGCTGATGTCGAGGCAAATAGCCCCTTTACGCGGAACTAGGTAAGCCAACTTCTGAACTGGGTTTAACGAAATGCCGATTGCCGCAACGTTGACGATCGCGTTCTGCGTACTGGTCTGGTTCTGGAATGCAACTTTGGCGAGGTAGTCGTTGTTCTGAAATAACTGGATGGCGAACTGGCTTTCCTTCGCCCACACCATCCGCTCGTCAGTGGCCGCCTTAATGAAAAGTGGCTCCTGTTGTTTGACGAAATCAACAAGGGTTAAGCTCATGATCACTCCTTAGAACGGGCAGCCCGTACGGTGTTCCCAGTCGTATTCAGCCTGGGCGTAAGCAACTGCCGAAATGAAATCGTTGTAGGCTTCACCAGCTTTATCGCTGCGAAGTCCTTCGTATGGGCTGGAGTCAATCGGGATGGTGAAGTGGAAGAGACCGGACGGATCTTTTGGCATCATGTCGATGATTTGCTGCGCCCGGTCGTCGATCCACTTCTCTTTCTCGTCGGTGAGCTGCTGCTCAACCCAGCGACGATCTTCGATTCGGTCGTAAGTGAGGTATGCGTTCATGATTGCCTCAATATTTGATGTGCGCGTCCTGCACTTTGCCGCCAGCGATCGCCAGCACTGCTTTCTGTGCGAATTCTTCTGGGATGCCCTGAGCAATCAGGTCTGCGTAGACACGACGGTTGACGGTTCGGCGGTGCTCTTTGTCCGCGGCGCGACGCGCCTCTTCTTCAGCTTTGCGCTGCTCTTCTTCCAGACGTGCTTTCTCTTTCGCTTCAGCTTCACGCTTGATACGATCCACTTCTTCCTGCGCTTTTCGTTTCTCGGCTTCGATAGCTTCCTGCTTTTCGCGTTCTGCCCGGGCTTCTGCTTCCTGCTTCTCGCGTGCCGCACGCTGTTCCGCTTCGATTCGCTGGCGTTCCGCCAATTCAGCGCGGGCTTTCTCTTCGGCTTCACGGCGCGCTGCGGCTTCAATCTCTGCTTTGTGCTTCGCTTCTGCATCGCGGCGGGCTTGCTCTGCCGCTTCACGCTTAATGCGCCCTTCGTGCTCACGTTGAGCCTGTTCCGCCAGGCGGCGCTGCTCTTCGCGGTCACGGTCAAACTTGTCATTCATCAGCAGAGCCATTTCGTGGTCCGCTTCGATCTGCGCGGCACGCTGGAGGCCTTCAATAACCTCTCGCAGCAATCTCAGGTGTACGCCAGCCAGACAACGTTACAGCAGCTTTTAAGCAGCCCAGGTCATCTTAATCAGGTGGCGGCGGCAAGGCTGACAACGTTCAGTGACTGGAAGGTCATCAGCGACACTGCCCATGGCGATCTGACCAACATCATCACCGATGCGGTGGCGCGCGGCGTGAATCCTCGCGAAACGGCCAGCGTCATCAGCAAGCGCCTCGATGTATCGATGTCGAAGGCGAAGACCATCGCTCAGACTGAGCAGGTTGGCGCGCTCCGGCAGGCGCAATGGAACGAAACGGACTGGGCTGCTGACCGGCTGGGGCTGAATACCGGCCTGCTGTGGCTGTCAGCGCTCAAGCCAACGACACGTACCTGGCACGCCAGCCGTCATGGCAAGGTCTACACCACCGAAGAGGTGCGGGACTTTTACGCCGAGAACGGCAACCGGTACAACTGTTATTGCAGCCAGATTCCGGTCCTGCTCAACGACGACGGCAGCATTTTCAATGAAGGGTTAAAGGAGAAGCTCGCCACCGAGCGAAAGGGGTGGCAGAGCTCAGTTTCTTAAACGAGTGGGAGCACGGCTTCCAAGCGGAATTCAACTGTAAATACTGGCGTCTCAACTCCAATGACGGAGGACAAAGCTTGCATAGCAGCCATTGCAGCAGCCTTGGCTGTCACTTTGTCATCAAGAGACGGACTGCCTTTGCTTGTAAACACAGCATCGAGATTCTGCTTTTTACCATCAATTAATGCAGAGAATAAGACCTTATATTGCATTTTAACCCCTTGTTTTTAGTGAATAACAACCATCTGTCATAATGAGGAATATCCATGAAGCTGTCCAGCATTCATGTAAAAAGCCTCGCCATCAACGCCTCCAACATCTCAACGACCACTATCAACGGCCAGGAACACTACGTCATTCGTGGTGCGGTACCGATCGTCGATGACATCGTGATGAATGGCGGGCTGTACCCGGCGGAGGAGATTAACAAAAGCTACCAGACGATGGAGCGCAAGTTGATGCCGATCGGCCACCCGATGGTGAACGGCAAATACGTCAGCGCCAACGACCCGCAGGCGGTCAACGATTACTACGCCGGAGCGTGGGCTCAGAACGTCAGCAAGGCCGGAGATATGACGGTTAATGACGTCTATGTCAACAAGGCTGTTGCTGAGACCAAGCCTGATGGAAAGCGCCTAATCTCCAGACTCGACGAGATGATTGCAGGGACAAATTCCGATCCGATTCATCTATCTACGGGGCTGCTGCTGAACAAAGAGCAAAAATCTGGCGAGTCAAAAGGCAAGAAATACTCCTGGGTGGCTCACAACATGCAGTTCGACCACATAGCGATCCTGCTCGATGAGCCTGGAGCCGGAACCCCTGATGAAGGCGTCGGCATGTTCGTCAACGCTGACGGGCAAGAGGCTGATGTTGAATCGACGAGCCTCATTGATGCAGCTAACAGCATGAAAGATGGCTGGTGGAACAAAGTGAAGTTCTTCCTGAGCAATTCATCTGAGATGTCTTTCGATGACATCTATCAGGCGCTGCGCATGTCCATTAAGCAGGACGACAAAAAGTGGCGCTACGTTGTCAGCGTCTGGCCTGACCATTTCGTTTACGAAGAGGATGGCGAGAACGCTAAGCCAAAGCTCTTTGACCAGAAGTACCTCATCTCTGACAAGGTCGTAACGCTTGTCGGCGATCCAGTAGAAGTCGTGCGCAAACCAACTGAGTACGAAGTCAAAACCAACGGAGAAGAAAACCCGATGAAAGAGAAGATGATCGCCGCGCTCAATGCCGCAGGCGTAACAACCGATGGGCTGACCGAAGATCAGGTCTGGGATGCCTACAACCAGCAGATGCAAAAGAAAGCCGGTGGCGGCGACCCTGGTCAGGCTCAGATTAATGCGGATGCCATTACCGCGGCAGTGAACCTGGCAATTAAGCCGCTTACCGACGAGATCGGCACTCTGAAGTCTCAGTTGCAGGCTAACGCAGAAAGCGACCTGAAAACCAAGCGTGATGCGGTCAAAGCGAAATTCCCGTTCATGACTGAAGCGGCGATCAACTCGCTGGCTGGCGAAGCGCTGAACGACATGTACTCGCAGTGCCAGACCAGCACCGGTCTGAATCCATCTTTCCAGCAGGTCAATGCTGAAAACGACCAGTGGAAAGACTACGACCTCAACGCTGGCATCGATCAGGAGAAAAAATAATGGCTAACGTCATCTATCGTGGCCCGGTCGAACGCGAGCCGGAAACCATCAACCTGCCAGTTGCGGCAGCACTCACGCCAGGCGTTGCGGTGAAGGTTTCTTCCGGTAAGCTGGCCGTAGCAACTGATACCACTGGCCGCTGGCTCATCCTCGGCAACCGTCGCTTCATCGGCCAGGCAATCACCACTGCCTACGCAGCGAACGAAACAGGCGTGGCGTACCGCGTCGAAGGTGAACAGGAATACAACGTTCGCCTGGCGGCGGCAGCCTACACCGTAGGGCAAGAGCTGACAGTTGGTGCTGGTGGTGTGTTCAAAGCCGCTGCAACCGGTAACCAGGTCGTCGCAACGTTCGACGAAAAAGCAGGGCGCACTCTGGCGGCGGAAGGTTTCGCCGACGTGGTGATCCTCTCCACTCCGTACGCCAAGGCATAAGGAAAACACGAATGTTAAAGTATACGAAAGAACAGCAGGCGCTGATTCTTAACGCTCGCCGTCGCTGGGATATGATGCAGCGCAATATGGCTGCCCAGCATGGCTTTGCGGTCAATGACAGTAACGGCCAGTTCATCGCCTATGACAACCTGGTGGGTAATGCCTCCGTGCTGCCAAAAGACGTCTGGGGCGAATGGGACCGTTCGGCGATTACTGTTCAGCGTGATGTGTTGGCAGTGTTCAATGACCTGGCCGCCAGCGTGTCACGCCCGATGGCGCTCGGTAAGATCGTGCACTACTTCATGACCCTGTCAGATTCCGGCGATGTAAACATCAGCCTGGATGGTCGCGGCAAGGCGAAGGGCGATCAGCCTGTCATGGATTACGAAGGAACGCCGCTGCCGATCATCGACAGCGAGGTGACTTTCGGCTGGCGCCAGATGCTGGCAGCCCAGACTGAAGGCTACTCTCTGGACAGCGACGCCATCTCCAACCATCAGCGCAAAGTGGCTGAGAAGCTGGAAGATATGGTGCTGAATGGTGACCCTAACATCAACGTTGGGGGCGCGACTATTTACGGTCTGCGCACTGCACCAAATCGCGGTACCGGCACCCACGGCCTGACCCTGAATGGAGCTACCGGTGCGCAGTGGGTTGCAGCCATCTCCAACCTGATTAACCTGCTGCATACCGAAAACTTCTATGCGCCGGTGACCATTTACCTGAACTACAAAGACTGGTTCTACGCGTCCGTGAATGACTACGCGGCGAACTATCCGAAGACCATTCTGGCCCGCATCATGGAAATCCCTGGTGTTGCGGCGCTGGTTCCGGCTTCGAAGGTTCCGACCGATGAACTGCTGGGTGTGGTTAAGCGCCCGGATGTCGTGCAGATCCTCAATGGTATGCCGATGACCATGCGCCCTAAAGCGCGTCAGAACCCGGAAGATGACTATGTCTTCTCTGTGCTGGCTGCTGCGGCTCCGCAGTTCAAACACGACGCAAATGGCCAGGCCGGTTACGTCCAACTGACCAAAGCATAATTAATGGGGCTCCGGCCCCATCTTTTTTACGGAGGCCGTATGGCTGGTAAAGAACAAAAATGGTTGCTCACCCACGACAGCCACGAACTGAAAAAGGGTGAAGTCTACAAAGGCGAGAGCCTTCCTCTGTGGCTGGTAGGCAAAGCGATCCCGGTAAGCGATCAGGTGCTGGAGGTAGCAACCCCCTCCGACGTTCAAAAGCTCCAGGCTGACCTCGACGAGGCTCAGAAACAAATCGATGAGCTGAAGAAAAAGGCAAAATAACCATGGCTGACCCAATCACAGCGGCAGACGTGCAGGCGTTCCTCGGTGAATTGGGTTACTCCATCCCGGGGGCGCTGCTGGAGCCGATCCTCTGCGTGGTAAATAAAATCATCCCGTGCCTTGATGGTGCCGGTTACGACGACTGCACCGCGAAGCTGATCCTGATGTACGCCGCAGCATTGATGGCTACGTCTTCCGGCGCGCGGCGAATCAAATCGCAGGGCGCGCCGTCTGGAGCGTCCCGTTCGTTTGAATATGGCGAAGACAGCATAACCTGGCTACGCGACTCTCTGGCTAGACTTGATACCAGCGGTTGCACCGGCGAGTTGCCGATCAGTGCCGGTAACAGTGTCGGCCTGTTCATGGTGGTCGGGGGCTGCTGATGACGTACAAATCAGTTAAGCACGGACTGCCTCGTTCGTTCACCAACGTCTGGGTGATGACAGACACTGGGCGGGAGACTACCGGCTACGTTAAATCTGATGGCGAGTGGTTCATCAACTGCGCGCGTATCCGGGCGACTGGCGCGAAGGTTTTACGCTGGAAGGAGTGAAATATGGCGACTGTAAAAAGCATGGTTAGCGCGTTGAATGTAACGGTAGTTTTCCGCGTTGCTGGAGAAGTTAAAACTTTCAGCGAGACAGTAGTTTTACCAATCGTCATTGAGCGGTATTTGCAGCTGGAATGCGGTGATGTCATAGGTCTTTTCGTGCCGATCGGTAAAGGCCAGCAGGTCAATGCGCTGAATATCGAGTGGTTTGAGATTGAGCGCATTCCGGCGCCGAAGGAGTAACGCGTGTCGAGTGTTGCAAACTGGTCATATACCGCGACGGCGACCATCTGGCGAAAGATGGAAGGCAATGACGAATACGGCGACCCGCTGGGCTATGCCGAACCTGAGCAAATCCTCTGTGATTACGAGGGCGGGCTCAGCAAAAAGTTAGCCAGCCTGGGCGCTGAAATCGTCGTGAAGAATACCGTCTGGACAGAGTTTGCGCTGGCGGCCGCAGGTGATTACCTGCTTATTGGCGTATCGACCGAAGCGGACCCGGTTGTTGCCGGTGCTGATGAGGTGCGGCAGGTTATCCGCTACGCCGGCACGTTCGAGCGACTAGCGGATGATTACGCCATTCTGACTGGAGTGTAGTCATGGGCATCAAAGTGAAGGGCATCAGCCAGGCGAAGAAGAACCTGAATGCTCTGGTTGGTGATATTCAGGGGCGGAAGGTTGTCAGGGCTATGCAATCAGCTTTGATTATCGGTGGATCTCAGGCAGCGCTCTATACGCCAATTGATACCTCAACCCTCATCAATAGCCAGTTCCGCGAAATTACTGTAAATGGCAATCGCGTGACGGGCCGGGTGGGTTATTCAGCTAACTATGCTGCATACGTCCATGATCCAAGCGTACCTCAGAACTTCCGCCGGGCGACGGCCAGGAAGGAATTTTTAACCAAGGGGTTTGAAGACACGCAACGACAGATTGATGCTGTGATCGCCAAGGAAATGTCTCTATGAATCCTCCTATGTATCAGAGAGTCAGGAACATGTTTGGAGATGCCGGACTGACTACCGGTTTCCTGGTTCAGTTACTTAATTTCAATGACCCGAATGACCTTTCGAAAGCGATTATGGTGTTCAGGCCAAATGGCGGAACCCCCATCAGAAATGACCTCGGGAACGATAACTATGTCTTGGTCGATGTGATCGGCGCAAAGGACAAAAACCAGGTGGCGGCAACGGCGGCTCAGTCAATTCTTGACTACGTCCAGGCAAACCCTCACGCAGACGAATGTGTGGGTAAGATCGAAAACATGGGCGCTTACCCAACTCCAGTGACGACGGAGGAGGGAAGGATTGTCCTGAGATTACAGTTTGCCTGCACTTTTGGGGACTGAAGAAAAATCATCAACACAAGGTCGCCATCTGGCGGCCTTTTTTATACATAAAAGAGGTCAAAGATGGCTAATTGCCAAAACTCAAACGAAAGGGTATTCGGCTCGGCAACAGTTCTGGAGCTGGCTTATGGATGCCCAGACGCCCGGCCTACAGAAGACGACTGGAAGGCTCTCGGCGCGGGAACCAGCAAGGGTCTCGATTTCGCTCCAAACTCGGTCACCTCTGATGCAGACGATACTGCGGGATGGGTAGAAAACATCATCACCAATGCTGACGCGACAATCAGTTTTGATGGTGAAGTGCGGAAACACGACAAACTTGACCAGTTCGGATACGGCAATCTGGTGAAGTACTTCACTGATGAGATCAATGCCAAGCGCCAGCCGACGCTATGGGCGCGTATCGCTATCGGTCCAATCGAGTTCTCGGGCTATATGGTGATTTCTAACCTTACGCCAGCAGATGGCGGAAGTAATGACATCATCACGTTTACCGCTGAGTTCAAAGTATCTGATGGCACTACTGTTCAGGTTGTTAATACGGACGCCACGCCTTCAACGCCGTTGGCATTCTCCAAAGATTTGCCAGCAACTAAAGCTGCAGATGCAGACAACGACGTCGTTCTTGATGTTGATGTAACAGGTGGTCGCCCTACCTACAGCTACAAATGGTTCCTTGGCAGCACTCAGATCGATTCAACTGCAAACCCTACGGCGGCAACATCCACGCTCTTGCTGCTTGGCGTTACAACCGCCTCGAGCGGTAGCTATCGCTGTGAAGTCACAGATAGCAACGGAAATAAAATCACCTCAACTACCTGCGTTCTCACTGTTACCGCATAGCGAACATTACAAAGGCTGTCGGCTGGCAGCCTTGATAATGACCGTTGATCAGGAAATACCATGACCGCTTTGAGAGAAATTGGCGAAATAGGCATAAGTGACAGCCGAGAAGGCGGAAAAGATTACTTGTTACGACCGTCTTTCGAGGCAATGACAAGGATCGGTGAACCGCATGAAATTGTTGAGATATACGCTGACATTCATGGTCGCGAGGCGGAAACGTTAATCGCAGCATGCGCAGATGCTTTTGGCGGTCTTCCTGAATGGATGGGTAATGCGATGCGCAGGGTTTCAGATCGCCTGCTAACAAAATCCATGGATGTTTTACAGGCGTGCTCAGAAGAAGATTTAACGCCGATTGTAGGCCAATGGGATGATGTTGAAGGAAAGCTTTCTTATTCGCCAGGTCTCATGCCTCAGTCAGATATTGTCATCTTTGCTCAGCATCTTTTACAGCATGGAGTAACAGGGAAAGCGAAAACGCGAAAACTCCAGCGTCATGAATCGTCAGGCGGCACTAAGGAATTTAATGCCATTGAATACATCAACGCAGCAAGGATCCACTTCAGCATAAGCCTGGATGAAGCCCGTTGCCTGACAATGACTGAATTTCAGGCGTTGCTGTCAGAGAAATATCCATACCAGAAAGGCCTGACCAAAGAAGAATACAGCGCAGTTGCTGATGATTTTCTGGCTAAGCAGGCGGCAAGAAGGGCCGCAGCGAAGAAATAACTCCCGGCTATTGCGTTGGATAATCCACAGGAGAAATATCAATGGCTGGTGAGGAACAAGTAGGCAATATCGTCTATCAGGTACAGATGGATGTTGCGAATCTGATTGAGGCCCAGCGAAAAGTAAATGAGCGCCTTGAGAAGATGAGTGGCGGAGCGTCAAAAACAGCCAGTAAGTTTGACCAGCTCCAGACCAGCATAAACAAAGTTGCTGGGGCCATAGCTGCATCGATAGTCGTCGACTGGGGAAAAGCATTCCTCGTTGCTGCTGATAACATGAGCCAGCTCAATGCGCGTATTGAGAGACTGACTGGCAGTGCCGCGACGGCCTCGCAGACGATGCAGAACCTTATGCGCATCAGTTCGGCAACAGGAGGTTCGTTACAGGATACCGCGAAACTGTGGGAGACTCTCAGCACGGCATTGCGCGATACCGGAGCGACCAACGGCCAGATCATCCAGCTCACTGAAACACTTCAGAAAATAGGTCGAATTGGCGGATCCTCTTCAGAAGAAATGGCGAATGCTCTTCGTCAGTTCGGCCAGTCAATTTCATCCGGCACTGTCCGGGCGGAGGAGTTCAACTCCATCCTTGAGCAAATGCCAGAACTGGCGCGCCAGATTGCCGCCGGGATGGGCGTAAGCATCGGAGAACTTCGTCAGCTGATGCTGGACGGGAAACTGACGGCAGAAGATGCACTCAACGCTATTCAGAAGCAAACCGGTTCAGTGAATGCTGAGTTTGAGAAACTACCCCGCACATTGTCACAGGCCAACACCGCGCTCACCAACTCATTCCTGTCAATGATCGACTCTGTTAACCAGGCGACTGGAGCCAGTAGTGGTCTGGTGGCAATAATCGACTCTATGACGGCGGCGCTCGACAGGCTGGTGGGTAAAGCGGCGTCAGCAGATGCTCAGATATCGGATCTGAACAGTACGGCAGAAATGTTCACGCGCCGGGCGCGTACCTGGTCATGGCTTGGGCTTGATGGCTGGGAGGCGCAAAACAAAGCGCTGGCAGGGCTAAGCAATAAAGCCGCCATGCTGGTTGGCGATCTGGCCGCTGTTTCCAAGGCATCACAGACAGCGGCGAATACTAAGCCGATAGAGATTAAAACCACAGGATCCTCTACTGGCAGCAAATCTAAAGGCGGAAAGTCTGCAGCGCAGAAAGAGGATGAGCAATACGCAAAAGCTCAAGAGTCTGTTAACCAAAAACTGGAAGAGTTGAGGCAGAAAGCCGAGCTATCAGCCGGCAGCGTTGGTGAATTATCGCGAGCGCAGGCAGTACTTAATGCACAGCAGTCTCTCGGTAATGATGCGACACAGGAACAGGTCATTCTGGCCGGGAAATATGCGGCTAAAGCCTGGGATAACGCCAACGCATTACGAGCCCAGGCCAAGGCAGAAAAGGAACGTACTGACGCTGCCAATAAGTTCGGCACTATCCAGGGTAAAACCAGCAAAACTGCTGGACTGGATAGCCAGTACCAGAAAGACATCGCTGACATCCAACAATACGCCCAACTTTACCCGCAGAAGATCGGCGAGGCTGAGGCGGCGCGCGCTGCAATCGAACAGCAATACCGGGATCAGCGTAACGCGGCGATGTGGGAAGAGTGGGCTCAGCAGAATGCGGCCACGCAGGCAGCGGCTGCTGCCTTCGACTCTCTCGGATCGGTCGCCAGTAATGCGCTTACCGGGATTATCACCGGCAGCATGTCAGCCAGCGATGCAATGCGCAGTATTGGCATGACGGTCCTGAATAGCGTCATTAACTCGTTCGTCCAGATGGGTATCGAGTGGGTTAAGTCATCCATCATGGGGCAGGCGGCACAAACGGCTGCTATCGGCACGGTGACGGCAGTGCAGACGGCAGCAGTGGCCACGCAGACGGCGACAAGCACAGCAGCTGCAGCGACAACCGCTGCGGCGTGGACTCCTGCGGCTATCCTGTCCTCCATTGCCTCAATGGGTACGGCGGCGGCTATCGGTCTCGGCGCGGTGGCTGGCGTTATTGGCGCGAACTTGCTTGGCAGGCGCAAAAATGGCGGCCCGGTTAGTGCTGGCGGGATGTATCAGGTCGGCGAAGGAGGCATGCCGGAGATTTATCAAGCCAGCACCGGTAAGCAGTACATGATACCAGGTGACAACGGCAGGGTGATCAGCAACAAGGAAATGACTGCGGGTGGCGGTGGCGGGGTGGTAATCAACATCCAGAACTACACGTCATCCTCTGTCGATGCTCAGGCCGGTACGGACGGCAATGGCGGCGTGACAGTGGATGTAATCGTCGCTGACCTGAACAACGGCGGACCAATCAGTAACGCCATAACCAGCAACATGAACGTTAAACGCACGCCAAGGGGGCAGGGCTGATGCCAATTATCGACTATCCCTACTGGCTGCCGCTGGCGCAGAAGGCCAGTAAAAACATGACGCTCGATACCGGGTTCCAGACCGATCAGCCAGCGGTAGGCCCGGCTATCTTTCAGAACCAGACCGATGACCTGAAAGTGACATGGTCGGTAACGTGGATCTTCACGTTGGCTGAAGAGCGAGCTTTCCAACAGTGGCTACGAAGCCCGAATTATCTCAACCGCGGACTGAACTGGTTCCGGATGAATATCAATCTTGGCGGCAGTGGCCTGCAACTTCAGGAGCTTCACTTCACGCAGATGCAGGTGCAAACCAGTATCGACGGCGGGGTGGCGACCTGGACTGGGACCGTTATTGCGAACCACCTCTACAACGCCGACGATGAGTTCGACGACATCATTGTTGAACTGCCGCCGCCGTGGGATTCGTGGCTGGATATCGTGGTTACGGGTTATCCGGATGGACGCGATCCGGAATCTTTGCCGAGGGTACCGTAATGCCGAGCTTCAGGGAGTACAAGCAGCAACGACCGACACGCGGATTGTACGACACGATCACCTTCTACCATCCAGCATTTGGTTATGTGCGCCTGGTCGACAAGCAGTTCTTCCCGAAGACGCTTGGCGGCCAGACGTACACACCCGCGCGCTTTGAAATTGAAGAGAGCCAGCAGAGCGGTACGCCGGTGATCGACGCGACGGTGAAGCTTGGGCGTCTGTCGTCTGATATCAATACGCTGATGAAGCAGTGGAAGGGTGCGACGCGACTGACGGCCATCACTGCCACCCGGCAAATATTCGACAGCAGTGACGTGTCAGTGCCGATTAAGTCGTGGCAGTTATATGTCAAGACGGTAGATATTGACGCTGATGCCGCTTCAGTGACGCTTTCTGTCACTAACCCGCTGAATAATAATATTGGGAGATTATACGACCCCAGCGAATATACTGGGCTTCAATATTTATGAAGTGGTATAATTATTCGACTCGTTACTCCTCCTGCTCGTTATAAATATATTCATCTATTCTTGTTGAGGTCTCTATATGAATTGGCATGAACTTTTCAGATATGATGATGGAAAGATATATTGGAATTTGAGAAAGAGTGGGATCAGATACGGAAAGTCACCAAACAAGACCACTACACAAGGATATCTCTCTGTAATCGTTGATGGAAAGCAATTGCTTGTTCATAGGATTATTTATGAGATGCACCATGGTGAAATACCTATCGGTCATGAAATTGATCATATTGATGGCGATAAAAAAAATAACAACATAGATAACCTTAGGGCGGTTAGCAGAACTGTTAACTCAAGGAATAAAAGAAAACTCACTGGTAACACATCAGGTGTTATTGGCGTGGATTTTTTGAAGAGGAGAAATGAGTGGCGCGCAAGATTGGCAAAAACTCATCTTGGTTGGTTTCCTGACTTCCCTTCAGCTTGCGAGGCGAGAATTATTGCTGAAGTGAGGAGCGGCGATGTAACTGGTAGGCACGGCACATGAAAACCTATGATTTCATCAGCAAGGTGATCGGCGTGCCGTGGGCTAACCGGGCCTGCTCGTTCGATAGGGTGGATTGCTGGGGACTGGTGGTGTTGTATTACCGTCACGTTCTCGGCATTGAGCTGCACCAGACTCCGGACTACGAAGCCGGTGAGGACTTCTTCACCTGCTATCAGGGCGACGTCGTTTTCTGGTGCCAGATAGATAAACCTGTCGAAGGCGGAATATTCGTCGGGTACCGAGGCGCGCAACCGGCACACGTTGGCCTGGTGCTGAACCGTCAGGCGCTGCACTCGCGCGGCGAGTACGGAAGCGTGCGCATGGACTCGTTACTGGTTATTCAGCGGGCTTTCACTAAAGTGGAGTATTTTTCTTATGGCGCTGGTTGAGATATCAAATTTTCCAGGAACGCCTAAGTTGCGTTGCAGGGTGCCAAACGGCACCCTTTTTTATGACTGGCTGTCGGCCAATGATGGCGCCTTTCACCGTGATCTGCTGATCGTCCGAAACGGCGTGAGGTTAAATGATGATGATGAGCTGGCGTTTGAGCTGAGCGAACTGGACACCATCCAGATATTCGACCAGCCAAAGGGCATCATTAGCGACATTCTCAGCCCGATCTTCAAAGTTGTTGGTGCTGTGTTTTCATTCCTGGCTCCGAAGCCGGCAATTGCAAACAACGGTGGAAACACCGTCGATTCGCCGAACAACAGTCTGACCGGGCAAACGAATACCGCCAGGGTATACAAAGCGAAGCCTGATATTTACGGACAGGTCAGATCGTTTCCCGACTTGATTCAGGAATCGATGTTTGAATATGTGCGGCAGAGTGAGAACGACGGCGGCCTGAAATACGTCACTGAGTGGATGTGTATCGGTATCGGTAAGTATGGCTATGAATCCGTGCGTTACTCCGAGTCGAGTCTCGGATCGATGGCCGGTGCCGAATACCAGTTTTATCAGCCTGGTGAGGTAATACCGACTATTAACGAGGGCTATTCGTTCGACGATGTCGACGGGCAGGAGATGCCAGGGCCAAACGAAAGCGACAATTTTCCGGTAGAATCAGCAACTGCCAATACCGTAGTAAGTGGGGATTATGCTGGTGGCCAGATAGCGATGAAAATCGTCAAGCAGGCTGAGTTCGACTACTTCATGGGGCTCGTGCTACCACACTCCGTCACATTCACCATTAACGTCACCTATAACACAACATCAGGCAGCGTTACTGAAGATGTACTTTTCTCAGGCACGCTGATTTCTGCTGTAGAGAGTGATGATGGCGCTGTTATAGACCCTGTTCAATGGTACACGTTCACCATGACAGATTTACAGGGGCCACCCACCGTTCCATCTACAGCCACTATTAATACGACGAAATTTATCCTCAACGATAATGAGGCGCTTGTTGTTGGGCCTTTCTTCTCGCCGGTTGAGTCAACAGAGCTTTGGTTGCATACACAGTCATCACTGGGTGGCGGTAACTGGACTGACTGGACGGTGACAATCTGGAAAATCGATGACGATTACAACCAGATCCCAGGAACACAACAGACCTTTACCTATCACCAGGGAACGCCGCATAAGTCTACCAGTGAAGTGTTTTATCGCACGGATAAAATAATTCCAGCGGGAGGGTTTGGTAAATATGCCATCAATTTCCAGCGGACAAACAACTCCAATGATGCATCCATTCTTAAGGTTGAGGAAATACACGCTGTCAACATCCGAAGCAACGTAGTTCATCCGACAGATACGTTGGTTCGCGTCAAGGTGCGGGCAACAGAGAACGCACTGGGTAGTCGTGACCGAAAATATAACGCTCTGGTGACTCGTCAGACCATCAGTTACAGCCTGACGACACAGACTGTGGATTATACATTGCGCCCATCGCGTTCCTTTGCAGATGCGGTTGCACATACCTGGATTGTAATGGGTGGTCAGCCAGAAAGCAGCATTGATCTGTACGGGTTGTACTCTATAGCTGAGAGTCTACCTGATGAGCGTCTTGGCTACTTCGACTATACGTTTGACGATGAGAACGACTCACTCGGCGACCGGGTGCAGGCGATCTGTAATGCAGCGTCTGTTATGGCGTACTGGGATGACGGTGTACTGACGTTCACCCGCGATCAGAAAGTCGATTACCCGGCGGCAGTGTTTAACCGGGCAAATATGAAGACGGATGAGTACAAAATGACGTATGAGGCCACGCTGCCTGGTGGTTACGACGGCGTTCAGGTCTCCTACGTTCACCCGACAACGAATAACAAGACGTACATCAACTATCGCGTACTTAACGGCGCCATAGTCGAGCAGGAAGCGGAGAACCCGAACAAGCTTGAGATAGTGGGTTTCCGTAATGAGTACCAGGCCCGTGAGCGTGCGCTACGCGAAACAAAGCGTCTCATTTACTCACGGGTGAAGATGAACGCCAAGGTGTTCGAGGACGGGATTATCTAGGTTGGAAGCGTTATTCAAATGCCTGACATCTACGACAGCAACCAGCAGCAGGGTTATATCACCGGGCGTACCGGAAATAACTTCGATACAAGCGAACCAATCACGTTTACCGGTTCTATGTATGTGCTGGTTACTGACAGTATGGGCAACCCGACACTGCGTTATCCGGCAACGGCCCGCAGCGACACTAAATACGGCTTCACCGCAGCAATACCAGATATTCAGCTAAACATATGGAACGGAGACACAGTGCAACTCCCGTCGCGCTATCTCATAGCGACTGTGGCAGAACTGGACAGTCAGCTATGGACGGTCAACAGCATCAAGCCCAATACAGATAACACGGTATCTCTTACCGTCGCAGAGTACAGCGACGCCATCTACCAATGAGAACCTTCACCGACCAACAAGACCCGGCCACTGCGCCGGGTTTTTTAATGGGAAAATTATGAGCACTACACCAACTAACCAGCCAGTACCAAGCGAAAAGCCGCAAGATCTGAAATTCAACGCGGGTAAAATTGATGAGTTTGTCACGTCGATGGCTCAGCAATATATCGATCGTTTCGGTCATGCACACTACACGATTGAGGGGCTTAAACAGCTCGTTTTAAATCTTGGGTGGAACCCTGTTGGCTCATTCCAGGTTGGGGCTACGATCAATACTGCAGGAGATATTATTCAGGATGAGTCTACGGGGGCGTGGTACCGATGGGATAATTTATCAACGCTACCGAAAGAAGTTCCACCAGGCTCAACCCCGTCATCAACCGGAGGGACTGGAGATGGAAAGTGGCTCTTGGTAGATGTTAGTGATGTTTTACGAAAGCAGCTTTCTGGTGATAATGGAGCTTCACTTATTGCATACAAAAAACCATACACTGGCGCGGTAAAAAGACTAGCTTCCAATTACTTTAACCAAGAAATTAACATTGATGATTTTGGAGCCATTGGAAACGCAAGACTACTAAATGGTAACATAAATCCGACACCAACAGATGATACCGATGCCATTCAGAATGCATTTATATACGCCGTTAAAAACGGAGTTGGTAAAGTCACAGCAACTCCATGGAAGTCATATAAGACAAATGGAAAGATATTTATACCAACAACATATAACTCATCACCACCTGCTTCTAATTTTCCTATAAATGGAATTATTGAGGTTGATTTTAATGGCGCTGAATTTATAGGTTCTGATGATACTTCAAATCCTTTAAATATATTCATGGAATCTGGTTATTTTGATTCAAATGGAAATGTTAAGTCTGTTTTTGGCACTCCAGATGAACAATACTTAACATCAGCATTGAATATACATAATTTCAGACTCGTAAATTACTATAAGGGATTAAGCCTAAAAGGCTTGGTTTTTCTTTCAAAGGTTCATGATATTTTTTTTACCAGGATGTTCAGCAAGTTCTTGATTTTGAGAGGTGTTTTTATACTCATTTTGAGAAAATTATTGCTCTTGGAACGTACACTACAGGGATTGCAAGATACAAGTTTCATGACAATAACAACATAATGCCTTTAAAGGGGCTTATTGCTACCAATTGCGATATTGGATATGAATTCTCCGGAGCAACTGAAGCGATGCGCATGGTTGATTGCGGTGTAGAACAATTTGAAACCATAGGCGTTAAATTAAATGGCACTTATAATATTAAATTTGACTCATGCTATTTCGAGTCATCAAATGGTATTGGTGTAGAAGCGACCTCATCTGCTAATATATCATTAGATAACTGCTGGATTTACGGTTCATTGAAGATGTTCAGTGGGTTCAATGACAACACAAACGTAAGAATTAACAATAATAACGTTATTGGCGGAGGAGCCATTTGGTGGGACATTAATGATGGCTCAGAATATAATCTTTCTGATATTAGACTTCAAAATAAACCTGCAGAGGCTAATAAAGTAGTAGACAGAGTGGTAGCAAAGAATGCATCTAATGTTGAGCAAGCAATAACCTTATACAACCCAGCAACTGGACTCCAATCGGTACTTGGCAGGGCAAGCCAAACCTCCGCTTTTCATCCTATGAAATTAAATGGAGCGCATACTTCAGGTTATACAACAGGTATTGTTCCTGGCTGTGCAATATCTACAAAACCAGGGTCTCCATCAGGAAGCAACATTCTTGTACATAAGACTGGAATAACTTTTAGTGAGACTCAGTTACTGTATATAAATATTAAGATTTCATATTCAGGTGGGACTTGGAACTGGCAAGGCATATGTGTAAACACAACAGTACTACCAATCGGAATAGTATCACCTGGATCTCCTATTATTTACAACCTTGACGGTTTTGTTGCAATAGACTCACCATCGCTTTCAGGGGTCGTATCGTCAATGGGTGGTGAAATAAGACTGGTTTGAATGCTAACAATGGGCCATTGTCGGCCCATTGTTATTATCCTTTTTATGTCAGTCCTTGCTTTGGAATTTGTTGTAATGCAAGTGACATTGTTTTTCCAATTTTCATTGATGGTTGTTCAACGACAAAAAAAGATATATATGAAAAAACAATAGTTACTGCTATACAAATGATCTGATTTAAGTGCAAGGATAATGAAGGGATATAATTATAAATAATTTGCTGAACAAGAAATCCCCATAGATAAATTCCATATGAAATGTCGTGTCTTGGTTTTATATATTTCACAATATTAACTGTTGATACATAAAGCGCAAGCGTACACATCATGAAATAAAAAAACATCTGACTTAAAAATGCATCGCTGACGAAGTAAAACAGGATGAAGAATCCGATTGGTATGCTCAGAGATACTTTTATGAAATCCCTGTTTATTGCAAATAATGCACCAAGGGCGAAGCACGGAGCTAACATGTAAACTTCTGGCGTTGTGCTATTTATGAATAATATCTTATTCAACCCAAATGCTGGTGATAAAATTACAACAATACATATCGCCGAGAGTAATAACCTGTTTCTTGAGCCAAATATAAAATATATACCTAGTAAAATCGCGTATGCTGCGACTTCATATGGTATTGTCCATAAAGAACCATTCACTGACCCTTGGTAAATATTATTATCAAAAACCCCAGGTAAAAAATAATGCGTATTGAGAAAAATATTTTCCCAGGCATACATTAAAGTAACCGGGCTTTGCATGTAGTCATTGTAACTAAGGCTGGTTAAAATCGGGCCAATTATAAATGTAGATATGATGATCAAGAAAACATATGCTGGATATACCCTAAAAAACCTAGACACCACAAAATGAGTAGCGTTTTTTGTAGTAATTAAACTATTCGTAACAAGAATCCCACTAATAAAGAAAAATATCTTAACCGCAGTCGGTCCAATGTATGCGAAACCAACAATGGAATTCAGTGGATCGCTGTGACCTACATTCTTAGCTAATACTAGACTATGGGAAAAAATAACAGAAATTGCGCAAATTATTCTAATTAAGTCTAGGTTGTTATTATTACGTTTCAAAGCATCGATTACTAACATTTTACTAATCCAATAAAATTGACATATTAATATACAATAAGTGCTTAAATAATAAAAGAATCATAATAATTGGTATCACAAAAAGTGATTTAGTGCACACATTGCTCTTGATTGCATGGGGTAGGAGTCGCTAAGTTCCTTCGTCAAAACTCAGAGTTCGAAGATGTATCGGTGACGTGGTGGGGTTCGGTTGGGGAAAAATTAGCACAAACGACTCAAAACATCTGGAGGCAGTGGTTCGTCTTGCGCTAATTATTTTTGGTAAATGAGACAAAAGTGACACACAAATCTTAGCATCGGTTTGCAAAGCCTTGTGATGCTTTCATGACACTTTCTCATCAATCCAGTCTGCCCACCACTGCATCATTTCTCGGCGCTTATCAATGTACTGAGCGTGATTGTATATCCCACGTATAGAACCGCTGTTAGCGTGCGCCAGTTGCTTCTCAATAGCATCAGCAGGCCACTCATACTCGTTCATTATTGTACTAAACTGGTGTCTGAAACCATGACCGCTTGCCAGACCTTCATATCCTATCTGGCGAATAACCAGTAATACGGCGTTCTCGCTGATCGGCTTTGTTTTATCATTACGCCCGGCGAACACGAATTTTGATATCGGCTGCGTGACCGGCCTCAGAGTTTCAAGCAGAGAGACAACCTGATCAGACATTGGCACAATGTGATGGCGACGCCCTTTCATCACCTCTTCTGCGATCGTAATCGTTCTTGTTTCAAAGTCGACGTTCGACCATTGCATGGACCGGAGTTCTTTTGTCCTGAGTACCGTGTACTGCAAAACCTGTGTCGCAATCTTCGATACGATACTTCCCGAGAATCCAGATAGGGCTTTGTTGAAGGCTGGTATCTGATCAGCCGGAAGGAAAGGATAGTTCTTCTTCCGGTATCCCTTCATTGCATCAGCAAGGTCAGGGGCCGGGTTATACTTCGCTCTCCCGGTAACTATTGCATACCTGAATACCTCCCCACACCTCCGCCTCGCCTTATTGGCCCGCTCCATTGCCCCACGGTCTTCGAACCTGCGGATCACTTCCAGTATCTGCATCGGCTCTATCTCGTTAATATCCATCCCGCCAATCAACGGCAGAATGTCATCCTGAAACATGCGTGACAGTTCTGTGCTGTATACCTCTGACCATACCTGCTTTTTGTGCTCGTACCATTCCTGATATATGGAGCTGAAAGAGTTGTCTTTTACTGACAGCTTTTTAGCCTTTACCGGATCTACCCCGACAGACACATCCTTTTTGGCAAGCCACGCCTTGTCTCTGGCTTCCTGCAATGACATGAGCGGATATTTTCCTACCGTCAGCACCTTCTCTTTACCATCGAGTTTGTAACGAAGCTGCCAGACTTTCTTTCCGGTAACCGGCACATAAAGGTACAGACCGTTGCTGTCGAGAAGCCGGTACGGTTTATCTTTCGGTTTTGCCGCGTCGATCTGCTTGATGGTAAGCATGGGTAAAATTCCGGTGGGTAAAATTATTTACTCGTTTTTTACCCGCCTAAGCATGCGGCTGTCAACGTTCTATGGCGAACTGATATTTTATTGAGAGCTTGCTGCGTAAGGGATTTTGCGAACTACTGCGGAGAGTTGCGAACTGTGAAATGGTGTCCCCTGCAGGAATCGAACCTGCAACTAGCCCTTAGGAGGGGCTCGTTATATCCATTTAACTAAGGGGACGAAGCGGCACGAGTATAGCGTTTTTTACTCACAACGGTAAGCCTCAGGCCGCCCAACTGCTCAAACCGTCACCATTCAAGCCTGTTTTTTCTGGTTTTTCTGCTTTTGCTCATCCCGCCTGGCTTGCAACCTGGCTTCTTCTTTGCGTTTATTGCTCATATCATTGCGGATCTGCGCGTGGCTCATCAGCGCGAAGATAAACGTTCCGCCACAGATATTCCCGGCGAGCGTTGGTAGCGCAAAGGGCCAGAAAAAATCACTCCAGTGCAGCGTGCCATTAAAGACCAGATAGAGAATTTCCACGGAGCCAACGACGATATGCGTGGTATCACCTAACGCAATCAGCCAGGTCATCAGAATAATGACCACAATTTTTGCCGCCCCGGCAGCGGGGAACATCCACACCATCGTGGCAATTAACCAGCCAGAAATGATGGCGTTGGAAAACATCTCCACAGGAGTGTTTTTCATCACATCCATGCCAATTTTGACGAAAGCATCGCGGGTCTCTTCATCAAAAATCGGCATATGTTCAAACGCCCATGCTGCAACCCCGGTGCCAATAATATTACCCAGCAGTACCACGCTCCACAGGCGCATCAACAGGCCAAAATTGCCGAGGGTAGGGTTTTGCATCACCGGCAGTACGGCGGTGACGGTATTTTCGGTAAAGAGTTGTTGGCGGGCCATAATGACAATAATAAAGCCGAAAGTATAACCGAGGTTCTCGAGTAAAAATCCCCCTGGCACACCTTCCAGCTGTACGTGAAAAATCCCTTTAGCCAGTAGCGAGGCGCCCATCGACAGTCCGGCTGCGATGGCTGACCACAGCAGGGCCATTGCGTCGCGCTCCATCTCTTTCTCCCCATCCTGGCGAATATGTTCATGGATCGCCATGGCGCGGGAGGGGAGTCTGTCCTCATCAAGCTCTATCTTTTTCCCTGTTAGTTTTTCATCGCTTTCCACTTCGAGTTCGTCGCTGTGTCGATCAATCTTATCTTTCTTGATGTCATTCATGGTCGAATCCTGAATAAGCACGTATTGCTAAAGCGTAGCGGCTTTTGTCTGAAAATCAGCGGGAGAAAGTCTGAGATAGCAAAAATGGTAACGTTTGTTTTTATCGGGTTAGTTAGAATAGAACCGCCGCGGAGTAAGCATTACCAGGCTATGATCAAATCAGTAACACAGGGTATAT